CTTTAAATGTTAGTGGCACTGTTTTTGCAGCAGGTGCAGTTTCTGCTTCCTCATTTCACGGCGATGGCTCACGCTTGCAAAATATTACCGGAACACTTTCAGCAATTGCCAACGGCGCGGACAACAGGGTGGTCACCTTCAGTTCTGCGGATGCTCTCAACGGCGAGGCCAACCTGACATTTGATGGTTCTGTCTTGGGCACACGTACGTTGTCAGCATCGCTTGGTGTTACAGCAGAAGATATAGCCTTGATTAGCAACACTCCTAATATTTTCTTATCAAATAGTGCTGGCACTGGCTTAGGATTTGTAGGGTACAATACTTCGGATAACTTACTGTTGCAAAATAATGTGACCAACAAGCACATAGTTTTTAAAACTAATGATGCGGGATCTATGAAAGAGGGTCTGAGAATTAATGGTGCTGTGCCTGAAGTTGTAGTAAATGAAGGTTCAGATTCGCTTGTTAATTTTAGAGTGGAATCTAATTCTAATACACATATGATATTTGTTGACGGTTCCGAGAATACAGTTGGAATTAATACTAGTAATCCTTCTCACACACTAGAAGTAAGTGGTTCATACCTACTCAGTGGTTCAGCGCGATCTAGTTATACTAACCGTCCACAGGCAGGTGGTTATACTATTTTAGATACTGACAATGTGATTATATTTAATAATGCCGGCACTCAAGTAGCAACTCTCCCGCGTATTACTACATCCAATCAAGGCGTAATGTATTATATTAAAAACATCGGCGCAGGCGCAGTAACGCTCACAGGTTCAGCAACTTTTGAGCAATTTATCGATGGCCAACAGACTCTTTCTCTTACTCAGGGTGATTCAGCTAAAGTTATCGGGCACGGTCTAGGGACTGGCTTTGGTTGGTCGATTCTATCATATTACAATGTATAATGATTTGTAATCATTAAAAATTGCTTTCCGCACATAATAATACTATTTATTTCTGAATTATTGTCATTTTAGGAGTAAATTCATGTCTAACCTTCTTAACGAATCCATTGTGGATGCAAAAGCACTTCGCGAATCAGCACTAAAAAATGCTGAGTCTGTTGTTATTGAAAAGTATGCCGATGAGGTTAAAAGAACTCTAGAAAACTTATTAGAGCAAGAAGAAGATTTAGGCTTGGGCACTCAACCAACTGAAGAAGCTCCTGCTTCCAACGGCGAGGAAGTAGTTCAAGATCAAAGTGATGATGTCCCACTCGCTGCAACTGATGGATTAGGCGAGAACGAAGGAACCAATCTTGACTCTTTACAATCTGAGGGAGAAGATGTTGAGGTGACTCTTGACTTGGGCGCCCTCCAAGAAGCTATTGAAGCACTTTCGAGCGAACTTGATGAAGAAGTTGATTTGACAATCGAAGAAGAAGATGAAAAACCAGACTTCCCTGATGTAGATGGCGATGGTAACAGAGATGAGCCGATTACACAAGCTCAAAAGGACAAAGAAGCTCAAGAAGGCGATGACAATGATGAGGATGACAAAGATTTAAGTAAAGTCCCACCGCAACTTCGTAAACACGTAGCCAAGAAGAAAACAAATGAAGAAGTTGAAGTAGGTGCTTCTGCTGGAGAGCAATCCGCAGATGAAGCCGAAGCCGACGAAAAGCAAATGGCTAGTTCTGGTTTGGAAGAGAGATTATTTGATGCAGTAATGGAAAAGCTTACTGCAGATATGGGCGCTGATTTGTCCGGTTGGGCCGGCCGTCCTACTTCCCAATTGAAACAAGAGCAAGAAAGGGAACTTGCTCACGAAGCCTCGACTGAAAGCGAAGATGAAGACGCGCTTGAAGAAGAGCAAGAAGAATTAAACGAATCCAACAACAAACTTGATACCATTCTCGAAGAGAATACTAATGTTCAAGAAGAGTTGGCAAAATACCAGTCTGCTATGGAAGAATTAAAAGAAAACTTATATGACGTTAATCTTTCTAATGCAAGACTACTTTATACGAACCGTGTATTAAGAAATTCCTCCTTGAATGAGCGACAAAAAGATAAAATTGTCGAAGCAATTTCCGGTGCGGGTTCTGTCACAGAAGCTAAAACAATCTATGAAACGCTTCAAAGCACAGTGGAGGCTAAGCCTAAGCGAAGCCCACAATCACTTAGCGAAGCAATAAGTAATAGATCTTCTGTATTAACCGCGTCTCGTAAAGAGACCAAAGCAACTTCTCAGGATCCCTTTGCGGATCGTATGAGAAGACTAGCTGGAATTAAATAAACACAAATAAAACATAAAAGGAGGTGATTTAATTATGTCTAGCATTATCGAAAGATTGACCGAAGGTGTTGTCAATCGTGATATGCGCGCTGAAGGCCACGCTCTTCTTTCCAAGTGGGAGAAGACAGGTTTACTTGAGGGTCTTGAAAAAGAAATATCCCGCAAGAACATGGCGCGTCTACTTGAAAACCAAGCAAAGGAACTTCTTCGTGAAAGTTCCTCTATGGCTGGTGGCGATGTTGAAGGTTTCGCCGCTGTAGCTTTCCCAATTGTTCGTCGTGTTTTCGCTGGCCTCATTGCCAACGATCTCGTCGCCGTTCAACCTATGAGTCTCCCATCGGGTCTCATTTTCTTCCTCGACTTTACAGTTGATGGAAGCCGTCCTTCCCCTGCGAAGCCCGGATACGCTGCTGATTCGTCGTTCTACGGCGGTGGTGTCGTTGGTTCGCAACTTACTGGTGGTATTAGCTTAGCTGGTGACAATGCTGAAGCTGGTCCTTACGGACTTAACAACGGCTATGCATCGCCAACCGGCTCTGCTGTTCGTTGTGCAACTGCAGATTTCGTTCTCATTGCTTCGGGTACCGCTGGTGCTGTCGCTGGAGAAGGTGCTGCACCACTCAGCGCTGCTGCTCAGGCAACTCTTGACAGCCTTACCCAATACGATCCAGATCTTTCTGGTACATTGGTTGCTGTTGTCGAGCAAACTGGTTCTGCCCAATTTGAACAATTAGCAGTTGATAACTTAGTTACCATTCAACTTGGTGCTGGTACTTCCCCTGACATTAAGAACACAGCTAAAATCGTTCGTCGCTTGACTTCGGTTTCCTCTGGTTCTACATCGCAAGATCCCGCTACTGCAAACTACAAGATTACTCTTGTTCTTGCCCAAGCTTCTGGTTCCGTTCTTCTTGATAACGGTGACCAAGATTCGCTTATGGGTGCACTCACTGGTGCTGCAGCGTCTCACGTCGATTATGAATTCGCTATTAAGGATGATTTCCAAAATGGTGGTTCCCTTGGATCGGTTATTGGTGATGCAACTTGGGGCTTGGAAGGAAATGAAGATATTCCTGAAATCAACATTAAGGTTGACTCGGTTGCTGTTACCGCAGCTACCAAGAAGCTCAAGGCTAAGTGGACACCGGAGTTAGGTCAAGACCTTAACGCCTACCACAACCTTGACGCAGAAGTTGAGTTGACCTCGATTCTTTCGGAGCAAATCGCTCTTGAAATTGATCGTGAGATTCTTGAAGATCTCGTCCGTGGTGCAACTGCTGGTACATTCTACTGGTCTCGTTCGCCCGGTATGTTCCTTAACCGTGAAACTGGTCAAGAAGTTGGTGCTGCTTCGGCTGCTCCCGATTTCACCGGTACTGTTTCGGAATGGTATGAAACCCTCGTTGAAACCATTAACGATGTTTCTGCTCAAATTCACCGCAAGACTCTTCGTGGTGGCGCTAACTTCTTGGTCTGTGGACCAGAGGTTGCAAACATCCTTGAGTTCACCAGTGGCTTCCGAGCTTCTGTAACTCATGATGACGACAGCGGTTCAGTTGGTGCTCAGCAAGTTGGTTCCATTTCTAAGAAGTGGGACTTGTATGTTGACCCATACTTCCCTCGTAACATCGTCCTTGTCGGGCGTAAGGGTAGCTCATTCCTCGAAAGTGGATATGTCTACGCTCCTTATGTACCTCTCCAGACGACACCAACCATCTTCCATGCAGAAGACTTCACTCCCCGCAAGGCAGTGATGACTCGATATGGTAAGAAGCTGGTCCGTCCTGACATGTACGGTCTTGTTGTTGTTCGTGACCTTAACGGGTAATCGATAAACAACATAGCGTAAGCTAAACATGCCCCACCTTGACTTCGGTTAGGGTGGGGTTTTGTTTTTTTTGAAACTAGTTAGTACGAGAGAGAGATTCT